CTTGAGCAAAACCAAACTCAGATCCAATGTCTGGGTTTTCAAAAGCAGTATTAAGATCACCTCTATATCCACCGCTAATTACAACATCAGCATGTGGTGGGTACCATTTACCACCAGCTTGTTTACCAATATATCTGTTAGCCCAAACATCAATTGTTGCTTCTGGATTTATGCCCATTATGTTTCCAAGAAAGTTTATAGTCTTAGGTTTTTTACCACTTTGAATATCTCTAAAAAGACCTAATAAAGCTACAGTTGCTTTAGGTGAATTTGTATTAAATAATTTGCCAGCATCATTAGCAATTAAAGGAAAATCTTTTTCAAATTTTGAAAGATCTCCACCCTCTTCCATTCTTTGAATAAAGGCTTCAATTTCTAAATCATATTCACCTTTTGAAAATTTTTCTAAAATAATTTTTGAGTTTTTAAAATTTTGAGCTACATCAACACCAGCACTTGTACTAGCTAATAAATCTGCAAATACATCCCCTAATCCTCCATACTCTTCTCTGAGTCTGTTTTGAATTGCCCTATACCAATTACCATTAGAAATTATTTGTTGTGCCTGTGCGTCACCATCTTTGGCTTGTTGAAAAACATCTAAAATATCATTTACAACCTTTTCAGTAATTTCACTTTTATATGTTTCATCATCCATGCCTTCTGGAGTTAGATGATATTTATATTTAGGTAATTCTCCAGATTCAGGATCCACCCATTTTAATGTATATTTAGGTTCGCCTTTTTTATTTCTCTTAATTATTACTCCACCAAGATCTGGATTTATAAAATCTTCGTTTCCGTCAAATTTATTTTTTATTTTTTTTATGCGGTTTGTTAAATCAGCTTTTTCTTTTTTAGATAAATCTAATTTATTAATTATGCCAATTTCATTTTTTGTTAATTTAAAACTTAATGGTACTACAGGACCAGATCCTAAAATATTACTTTTTGGTTTGTCAAATGTTGGACCTCTTTGAAAAAATTCCTTACCTTTGTTATAAGCAAAAGGTATTCCAGTCTCTACTACCTCACCAAGACCAAGACCAAAGATTCCCCCTAGACCAAAAGAGCCAATCCCCTGGACTGGATCATAACTTGTAGCTTTTTCATTAGGCAATCCAGCAATAGATTGATCTATTGCATAAGCATCGTTATTGGATATTATTTCTAGGTTTTGTTTGTTAGCATCATCAACAGCCATCCAAACACCACCTTCAATAAATGCCATTGTTCTTTTTGACATACTTCTTTTTAAGAGTGTTTTTGCAAGATCTTTTCCAGCATAATTTTTTATAAGATCATCAAGAAATCCAGTACCTTGCTTATAAACACCTAATCCAACCAAATTAGCTGGATCAGTAAATAAAGCTTTAGTTGCTCTCCAAACTCCATCTTTTGAAAACATAGGCAATCCAGCTTTTCCAGAATAGTAATCATACAAGTTGTAAAAATCTAACTGAGATTGATCATCCATTTTATCCATATTGGCTAATTGAATAACACCATTAGTAATATTAAAATCCCACATTGATATCCAATTAATCATGTGTTCCATTTTTTCTTCAGTTGTTTCTAATGGTGTAAATTTTGGATCATCAGGGTTTCTTTCCAAAGTCTCAGGAGTGTTATAAACATTGTATATTCCCCCAGGCTTAACCTTTTCATAAAATCTCTCTACAAGATCTCGTACTGGATAACTCTTATCATCAAGCTGGTAATTAAATAACATTTCAGCTCCGTTAGACATAACAGAGGGTTTTCCATCTTCACCAAAATCTTGTTCTGGATTTATAGAAATATTATTAGATATAACCTCATAAGGATTGTAACCTCTATTTTGCAAATGTTTAAATCTTTCAGAGTTAACATCTACAGTGTAATCACCAGAATCATATATTGTTTTGGTTACCATTTTTAAAATGTTTCTCTAGTTGAGTTAATTATTAAAAATTTAATTTTTTTAACTTTTTCATATTCAAGATTTTTTTCATCTGCTGTTAAATTAGTTTTTTCTATCGCATCGTTCATGTCAGTAAAAAGAGTTTCTTTATGTGTTTTGTAAGCATTCACCATTCCTTCAGCAGAATTAATATCTGGATATTTTAACTCAATTGAGTCTTTAATTTTTACACCTCCAAGTCCTGTAAACACTTCTCTTGATGGTAAAAAAGCAGTGTATGGATTCATGCTAGGGATTTCTGAATCAGAAGATGACATCAAAGCATTTAATGAATTTCTATTTGCATTAATAAAATCACCAATAGCTTCTTCATAAATTTTTAACATTTGAGCTCTTTCTACTGATTTGCCTGTTGTTAAATTTTCATTTGTTCTGCTAGTAAAAGCATTAATTATTAAAGCTGTGGTAAGTTTATCGCCATTAGGCATTCCAGTCATATTTACACTTAAATTAGCACCAGTCATGTTTTTTAATCTGGTTATTAATTCAGATTGATAAATTGCTGAAGGTGATTTTTTTATAAGACTATCTATTCTTTTTCTTAATGCTAAAGAATCTTTACCATTAATATCTAAATTGCCTATTTTTGTTTTAGCTAATCTTAAATCTTCTACATCAAAAGATTTAGATATTACATCTTCTGCATCAGTTAAAGAGACAATAGAGCTAGGGATAACATCCCCTGATCTAATTTTAGCATGGAGAGTTAATAAATCATCTTTATGTTCTTTTGTAAGATCACCATTAATATAATCATTACGAATGCTATTATCCAACATATCAAATTTCATTCGTAAATCACTAGCTTCTTCATTTGAAGGATCAAAAATACTTGCGTCTTCCATATAGGCTTCAAGCTCACTTTGATAAGTTAAAACTTTTCTATTGCTTGTATTTTCTCTTCGTTTTTTAAAAATTGTAGATTCATTATCTAGTTGATCAGCTATTTTTTTTGTAGCTTCACCTTGTGCAGTTACAAGCTTATTAATTAGCTCTTGTCTTTTTGGTCCTTTTACATCAGGTAAAAAAGGATAACTTCCGTCAGGAGCTTTTTGCTCTAAGCTTTTTCTTAAATTATCTATTCCCTGTGAAGCTTTATCGAAGTCTGCTGGATGTTCGTAATTCATAGCCGATATTCTTATAGAGGTATCTAGTTTTGTAACTAAAGCATCTGCTATTCTTCCCATAGATTCTTCTCTATCAGTAAACATTCCTCTTAGACCATCATCATTATTATAAAGACTTAAAGAGTCAGCAAATATTCCATTTCTTCCAGCTACAAGAACATTTCCATTTTCATCTTTTATCTCTTCAGATCCAAAAAGATCGTAATAATAATCCATGTCCATAGTGTTAATAAAAGCTTCTTCAAGATTTTCTACAGTCTCATCTTTTAAAGCTATTTTCTCATTGTAAAGTTTTGTCGCTAAAGCTCCTTGAATAGTTACTTCACTTTTAACATCGGTTTGAGCAAAGCCAGCTCCAACAGTTCTTTTTACTGCATTGTTTTTTACAATAGCATTTGGAATAGATCCACCAGATCCATCAGAAACCATGTTATAAACATTACCACTATAACCCTCTTGAGGATCTCTAATAGATCCAACAGGATAATTTACCTGATAAGATTGACCTTTTAATAATGCATTTTTTACTTTTGCTTTTTCACTTTTAGCCCACATATCAACATCAAAACCAAATGGGGATTGAGGAACAAAACTATCAATTTCTGAAGTAGCTTTTACATATTCATTATTAATTCTTGATGCTTCAGTATTGTTTTTTATCTCTTGTAATTTTGCACCCAATCCAAAAACTTGCTGACCTAATTGTGCAACATTTTGTCCAAATCCAGCTCTTGCTTTATTACCAAGACTTGATGCTCCTGGATTTTGTTGGATCTGTAAATTAACATTACCAGGTTCTGTACCCATTCTAGTTTGAGATGTATATTTTGGTATCTTCATTGTGTTCCCCTATTAGCCAAAAAACCCAGCATTATATCCTTGCATACCCATACCAGCGAGCTGTGAAGCTCCACCAAGTAAACTTGAATAAGCATTGTATTTACCAGCCGTTCTTGCCTGTTGTCCGTACATTCTTGATAGATCGGCTTGCATACCACCTTGTACTGCTTGTTCTTCTAATTGAGCTTGAGCAATTTGACTGTTGTATTTAATCATGGCTTTTTCTTTTTCGCCTTCATATGCATTATCAAGCATTACTGTTAATGGTGTACCAGTATCAGCTCTAAATCCATTTACTCTATAAGCTTGAGCAGTAGATCTTTGTAACCTTTCAAAACCTTTATCAAAGTCAACAAGATCTTGCTCAGTTTGTCTTTTTTTAATTTGAGCAGATAAGCGAGAAACTTTTGCATTTCTTTCTGCAACCTTTGCATTAAATTCTTGGGCTTCCTGTTCTTGCTTACCAGCCTTCTTGGCTCCTTTGTAAGCCATGTATGTACCGCCTACTGTTGCTGTAGCTCCAGCTATTAAAACTGCTTCCATTTAAAACTCCTTATAAATTTTTCCATATGTATAATAATCTGTTTCGTCAGGTCCGTATTTTTGGTGAAAGCCTTCACGCTTAAAACCTAAAAATTCTATAAAGCGGACTGCTTCATCCCAGTCTGTTAAAACATGGGTACTTACTCTTTTAAATTTATTATTCTTAGCAATTATATCCATTACTCTTCGTGTTGTTTTAATAATAGATTTTGCATGTTTTGGTATTAGGTGTGTTCCATAAAACCAAGCATCGCCATGATGTTGCCATAATTCCATAATTCCACCACAGGCAATAATTCTATTTTGATCATCAATTGCTGTAAAAGATGATCCATCGACTTGATGTTTGTTAGCCCACTCTCTCCAATCAAGAATAGGATTTCTCATGTCCTCTGTTGCAGATCCATACGGCTGCTCTAACCAATCAACATGAGTTGGAATAAAAGGTATTAATCTCATTATCTCTCAAATGTTTGTAGTCGTGGATAGATAGATAAAACTGTTAATGGTAACGGCTGGTCCGATACAACATAAATAAATCCATCGCTATCATATCCAGAAGTAAACTCAATTGTCTTATCACCAGTAAACAAATCCAAAGGCTGGTCCATTTCATCAGCAGAGCTTCTAAAAGGAATAAGATCGTTAGTTGCCAAGCTCTGTCCAATCTTCAATCCAACAGTTCTAAACAATCGTATAGTAACATCGTAGATCCTTTTTGTTTTACCTTGAGATGTCCCTAAAGTTGCTCCAGCATCTACTCGCATAGTCTGAAGTGTTGAGGTATATTTTAATCCAAAGTGAACAGCTTTTGCAGATCTATTTAATGTAACGGCTCCACTTGAAACAGTTACATCTGGATGCGTAGCACCATCAGCTAGAACAGATAATGTTTGCCCTTCTAAATGTCCAAGACCTGAAAAGGAAGTAAAGGCATTTGATGTGTAAGACGACAATCCAGAATCAATAAAAAAGGCATCTTTTACATCAGTGCCAAAATCAAAAAAATTAAATCTTTCAACATATCTTTTTGTGGCTCCTCCAATTGTTCTTTTTACACAAACATATATATCATCCTCATCAAGCTCGCCTGGAATAGTAGCTATACTTTCTACAACACCATATGGATAAGTTATATTTGGTGAAACAGATGTATCAATCCAAGATCCGCCAAGAGTATGCTCATGCCAGGCAACAATATTTTCTTCTCTTCGGTATGTCATACAAGCAAGCTTGCCGTTATTTAATACGCACCAAATCGTATTGTCTGGCTCTTGCGCATGTGCCATTTCTTTTATACCAGATGAAGTTATATGCTCTGCCATAATCGTAAGATCTGGAGCTGTGTATGAATCTGTATCAAAACTATAAACTAGCTCTCTAACCTTTCTTCTTGCTCTTTGTACAAACAAGGTAACATTACCTACTTGCACTGGGCTTATGTTAGAAGTTCCATAGTAAGCTTGTCTTTTTATTTGAGCAGATGTTGGTGATAATGGTGCATCAGATCCAGAAGATCTAACAGCAAATTCACCACCAGAAGTTCCAACAAGAAGAGAGCTACTAGAAGATAAATATCGAATAACATTTACCTGATTAGATCCAATTGTATAAATTAAACCATCGTCATCAGCGACACCAGTTGCAAAGTTTTCAAAGTCTCCTCCTTTACTAAAAAATAATGTTTGTGGATTTGAGCTTGTTCCAGCTAACACTAATCTTTCTTCATAAAAAGCTATTGCTCTGGGATAACCGCTTGTAGAAGAGAATGCTCCCATAGACCAATTTAAGTCATCTTCTAAAGATCCATTTATAGCTATAGCAGATCCAGCATTTGCATTAACAAGATCATCAGACGGAGCTAATAAAATTGTATCTTCTGTTGCCTGGACAATTAATTTTGGAGGATAGGATGAATTACCTATTGTTGCATTATTTTGACTATCGGAAGCTCCAGCAACCTCAATAGACATTCCTGTCTTAAAACCTTCTGTTACAAAATTCTTATCACTGTTAACAATTCTATCGTTATGCTCTAACCCAGTTGAAGAAGGATCACCCTCTGCAAAACTAATTTTACTGTTACTTATAAAAGGCATTAGCTCTGCCCTGTTCTCTTCATTCTCTTGTATAGTCGTATTAACAGAAGTTAAGCTAGTAACAGTTGCACCAGAGTTATGTGCTGCTGCTGTTGTTCCTAATTGTCCTCTAGCTACACCTGAGTTTACAGAAGATCCAGACATAGATGTATATTTAATTATTTCGTCACCAATTTGAAAATAACCACCAGGACCATCTGTTTGAAATCCTGTATTACTTGCAATGTTAAATGAAGTTGCAGAGTTATTTATTCCTGACGATAATGTTGATGTTACTAAGGCTGAAATTTTTGTGTAACCATCGTGAATCTTTATTAGCCTACCTACATCTGTACTTAAAAATCCTTGACCATCATTTATGCCAACAACATCACTTGCATAAATATATGCAGATCCAGTACGGCTTGAAGCTCTCATAGTAGTTGCTGTTAAATTAATATCCATCATTGGACCATTTTTGAAATTAACTTCAGTCAAGGTCCAATTAATATGACTTGTTCTAGTAAGTTTTCTTACTGGATGATCTGGATGTACTAAGTACATTACATCAGCAGATTGAACAAATTTTATATCTGCTAATTGTCCAGATGTGTATGTTGTAGCTGTCTCAACAATAGTGCTTCCGCCATCGACAATAATTCCACCATCACGATAAAAACGAATATAGTTGTTACCAAACTCTAAGATATAAGTTTGTGTTACATTAAACTCAAAAGGAATAAGACGAGAAGCATTAGCCGAAGACTTTATCTCATTTATAAATATAGTTCCTGGTCTTCTTGATACGCCACCATGAGGATGGACCAATAAATTTTTCATCTGAGTTGCACCAGTGAAATATTTTTCTAAGTCAGTTCTACCTGACATTTTTTCACTTAGCTCTCCAGAAGTAAAAGCATTAAAGGCTGGGGCAGATTTAGCCATTGTTATCTTCTCGCATTAATAAATGTGTTGGATTGAATAGATCCATAATCAGCAACATTTTCTGTTGCACCTGGCATTCCTTCTGTTGCATCTACAAATCTTGCTTCTGATAATTTAAGCATGTAGATGTCCATCATCTGAGCTGACAAGGTGTTAGATCCAATTACTGGGTATGAAATATCAGAAGCTAATCTTGATGCTATAGCTTCGACTAATAATTCATCGTATTGCATTGCGTCAGTTATCTGAGCAACATATTGTATTTTTAATGGTGCGCCTTCGTCTGTTACAATTTTTTTACCCTCAATTTTGTAAACACTATCAAGGTACTCTAATCTTAAAACTCTCAAGCAATCTACTGGTAACGAATAGGCATAACTAAATTCCCAATCTGGTGCAGTTGTATCGGCTGCTAATGAAGTTCTTTTTATTAAACAATTCCATGGATGCGCTCTAAAAACGGCATCTCTTACATGAGGGTATCTTTGGTTACAGATACGACCTACTTTACTGTCTTCTGTTAATGATAGTATTGTCGAAGCCCCTATCATGTTGAGGGCTGAATTACATATATCTACATCTGAAGTTGCCATATTAAATCCTTGTTAAATTAAATATGGGAAGGCGATAACTCAACCTTCCCATATTCTTTTAGTTATTAACTAACTGTATAGTAAACCACAGTCGTAATAGTACCACTGGTAGTTGCACCACCAGTTGTTACTAAAATGTTTGTGATTGTTGATGTTATTTCATCACCTATTGCTTCTATTTTACCATCATTTGATAAACTGATTAGTTTATTTGCGGTATTCATAGCGGCAGCAGCAATATATTTGTCTGCTGTTGTTCCGTTACCTACAGCTAAAGTTGCATTACTACCTAAAGCATCAGCTTTAACATGTATGTCTACGACTTTAGCACCGATAGGTAATCTTGCCACAGTGATGTCAGAACCAGAAGCTAAAGATGAAGCTTCGTAAGTGTCTTTAAAAACTCTTACTGATCCATGTACTTCACTTGCGTCAGCAAGTACGGATGGTGATGCATCTAAGTTAGTAATATTTGTTGCTTTTACACTAGCCATTTTTTATTACTCCCTATTCTGCACAGTTGATTTGTACGACTTTAGCTTCTTCCATTCTGGTAGCTCCAAAGTCTGCACAATAATAAACTTGAGTTGAGTATGACTTGTCTGCTCTTTCCTCGATACGAGAAGTTACATTCTTGCCAACACCCAGTAGAAGACCATCTTCAGCCCATGCAAAGCATGCTCTGTCAGATCCAGCTAATCCAAGTCTATTGGTTACGATAAATTTGAAGCCTACAAAACTATCAATTTCACCAGTTGAAAGAGCTTTAACAGTGTTAAAGTCTGCACTAGTTACTGTTGTTGAGTTTAATAGATCTTCAATTTGTTCAGGTGAAACAGCTATATATCTTGTGATAGATGGATCAACGCTTCCTTCATCAAGTGTCTTTTTAGCAGCCACAAGTTTTGCAATCGTTAAGCCAGTACCACCAGTTGCTATCGTATTTGATAACGCTACAGATGATGCACCAGTTTTTCCTGTTAGAGCAGCTCCAGTTGCAGCCGTAATTATGGCATCATCCATTGCTCTACCCATTGCGCCAGCCATAGCTTTTGCATAAGTTGATGATGGATCTGTCAATAGACGAACCTTATCGGAATCGTCAATTAAGTCTGCTACTTCATAAGTTGAAGTTAGGACCATGCGTCTAGCATGAGGAGTTTCAATTAGAGGGGTATCTGCATGTCGAGATGTTCTTAATTGAGCTGTGGTACTTCCCACTTGATCAAAAAAGGCTTTCTCGCCATTAATGCTTTCTTCTCTAACTGCACCCCTAAGTAAGCTTACTTTCTGTTGAGAAAGAAGCTGAATGTTTGCACTAAATTGTTGTACAAACGCAGTAGTAATCTGATTAGACATTACTATCTCCTTAGTTATGATTAAAAAAAATAAAGTAGGTTACCCATATAAATATGGACCAAGGTTTAAAGGTGCAGAATCCGTCTGCTGTCGGAGGGGCTTTTCAGCTTGTCCTAATCTTGTAAGGTTAGTAGGGCTTGCGCTTGTCTACTGGGATTCAGGATATAGTTGTTCGTATAATTCTGAAACCTTTCTTACATAAGAATCGTGTTCAGGATGTTTTTTATCGCCATAAGGTCCGCTAAGATCTTGTAGCTTATTTAATTCATCCTCTAACTGAGTTGGATTAAAGGCAGTTGTTCCTTGTAATCCGTCAATAGAATCTTCGCCTATTCGTGAATTTATAAAGTCACCAACACCAGCCATCATTTTAATAAACTCGGCATTATCGCCAAGCCTAGTTCCATCGGATAATGAAGTTTCAAACAAAGCTTCTTTGTCTCCAGTAAAAAATTTATCTATAACATTTTGTGATATAGCTAACTTATTATCATAAGTTTGCCCCCACTCTTGCCGTAATTGTTTCGCAGAATTTTCCTGAGATTGACGAGCAGTTTCTTCATTCATACTTGCCATTTCAGAATTATTAGCATTCCACTGTTCTATTAAAGATTGTGCCTGGCTGTTGTTTAATCCAACCTTATGCGCCACATCTTTAAACCATCCAATCAGATTTTCATCTGCTTCCATGTTTTCACCTAGACCAGCATTTGAATCAAACTGATACTCGCCACTGGTGGATGGTAATCCTAGCTTTGTATAAGTTTCTCTCCATTCATCCTCTGTGGCTGATTGACCAGGGACTATTATCTTATCCTTTCCAATCATGGTCTGAGCATTCATATAACTTTTTGCTAATGCTCCTACATCGGTGAAATGAGATATTGATTTGTGATCTCTAATATCTTCTGGAAGATTATCTCTCCATGAAGATTCTGATACTTGCTCTTGACTGACAGACTCCGTAGATGCCACTGGGGCTTCTGCTGGAGTTGCCTGTTCAGCTACTTGCGCTTCTTCAGACATTTTTATTTACTCTCCTATTAATTTTCAGCTTGTTTACCAATTTCCCCCATTGCTATGAGGAATAACACGACAGAACGCTGACCTTCTGCATATGCTAATTCGTGGGGATCTATTGTCCCTGTTTTTACTGTTGTAGAATTAAAATGAAATCTTTTTTTTAGATCATCTAATACTATTTGACCTACTGCATTTTGTGCAAAATTTGCATACATTGCATGCAGTCTTTTTAGTTCTTCTTCTGGGTTTACTTCATTCTCCATTTAGACTTCCTCCGTGTCTATTTGATTAACGGCTTCTACCATTGGTGCTGTATTTTTTGCTACTTCTGCTTGTTGCATTTGCTGTTGCATCTGCTGTTGCTGTTGAGCTTGTTGTTGTTTCTCATTTCTTTTTGCTTGGATTTCGTCTTCTGATCTTATGACGGATGCTGGTATAGATAGACTTTTTAATAAATGTTTAATTAAGCCATCGCCATCTAAGTGATCAATAATAGTTGGATCTATCTGCGCTACTGGCTGAACAACCTGAAGCATTTGCATTGTTGATTGGACATCTGTTTGCCTTTGAGCTTTAGCTAATGGAGATACATATTCAATCTCAATATCTTGACCAGCAATAACTTGTGGTGGCGG